CGCGAGGGCGGAGCGATCTTCCTCAACGACGCCCTCGAGCCTGGCGACCCACCGACCAAGATCTCGGTCCCGGTCGACTACGCCGAGCGCCAGGACTTCATCACGATCAACAACCCGCGCCCGGTCGTCGCGCCGGCGGGCCCGGCCGACAAGCCGTTCGCCAAGGTCCACACCTTCGTCCACGCCGACGAGCTCGTGCTGCGGATGAAGGACTCCGACTACCACTACGCGGTGGTCGGCCAGCCGGGCAAGTACGACAGCGCGGGTAAGCCGACCGACAAGGCCGGGGATCCGACCAGCGAGGTGCGCTGGTACTACGACGCAGATCTGGTGGTGAGCTGACATGGCCGATTTCGTCTACAACCAAGCCAAGGGCAAAGCGGCCGAGTGGGCTGCGCGAGTCGAAGCCAACGACCCGGCCAACTCGGTGTTCGTCATCGAGGCGATCAACACATCGGCCACCGACGCGACGCTGCGGGACCTCGACACGTTCGCGCTGATCGAGTCCGACGCCAACACCGCTGAGGTCACGAACGGTGGCTACGCGCGCAAGAGCCTTGCCAACGGCACGCTGACCATCACGATCGACGACACCAACGACCGCACCGACATCGACTGCGCCGACCAGACCTGGACGGCGATCGCAGCGGGCACGGCGTGGACCGATCTCGTGTTCGGCTACGACTCCGATTCGACCGGTGGCACCGACTCGAACGTGATCCCGGTCACCCAGCACGACTTCGCGATCACCCCGGATGGCTCGGATATCACAGCGACCATCGCGGTGTTCTACCGGGCGAGCTGACCTCTTGGAGGCTGCTATGCGCTACCTGAACACTCAACCGTCGATCGACGTGGTTCCCTGACCCGATGGCACTCACAGCATCCTCGTCGCGGCTTCATCCAACTAAGGAGATAACAACAATGAGAAGGTTCCTGACTGGCACGCTCCTGGCTGCCACAATCGTCCTATCGGGTGGCGTTGTCGCCGCGTCGGACTTTCCGACCATCCCACCGTCGCCCGGCACGGTCGTGCCTCGCGCCGAACTCGACTTCGTAAGAGGTGGCACAACGGTCCGTTTCCACAACCCGGCTCCGGTCGCCACACGGGCGTCCACCATCGTCGTCACCGAGAACCCCCTGTACAACGGCGCGACGTTCTCGGCCGTGGAGGGTGTCGTCTGCGGCCCGAACTGGGTTGTTGGCGGCAACAGGTTCAAGAAGGTCACCACCCTCAAAGGGTTCAAGTGCACCGTGCAGTCATTGGCGCCCGGCGACGAGCGCACTGTGGCCATCACTCTCGCATGAGCCTCGTGGTTCCGGGTTCACCGGAGTTCCTGTGGACTCTTGATACGGCGGCAGGTCGACCGTCGTCCACGAAAGGCACGTCTGTTGCTCCCGGTGCTAGTAACGCAAAGGGGTCATGGGTTGAACTGATCGACGGTGCTCTGGTCGTAAATGACGTGTGGGGGATTCAGGTAGTCAGCCACGCCGGATCGTCCCCGGCGCAAGCCAGGAACATGCTCATGGACGTTGGTATTGACCCGGCCGCTGGGACCTCGTACACGACGATCATCGCTGACCTGATGGTTTCGTGTGCGGGAGACCAAAACCCGGGCATTTCTTACTACTTCCCGCTACACATTCCGGCCGGAGCGTCGATCGCAGTCCGAGCAGCGGTGAACAACGCAACAGCGGGGACCATGCGGGTGTTCGCAGTTCTGCAAGGCGAACCCCGAAACCCTGACGTGAGCCGCAAAGGACATGTTGTCGAGTCGATTGGCATCACTGGTGCTTCGTCGTCCGGCACGGCGGTTACGTCCGGCACGGCCTCGGAAGGCTCATGGACGTCGCTCGGCACTGTCACTCGGCAGGCGTGGTGGTGGCAGGCCGGGTTCGGCGTCAGCGACTCGACGATGGTTACACAAACCTATGGCATGGACCTATCAGCCGGGAGTGCCGGTGGTGACACAATGCTGATCGAGGAGCAGTTGGTGGGCACCACTAGTGCAGAAACAGTGGCTACCCGATGCCCTCAAGGTCTCACTGCACGAGGGGTTGCGGCAGGCTCGACCGTATACGGACGACTGCAATGCTCGGGAACAGCAGACTCAAACCTATCAATGGCCGCTTACGCCCTGAGTTGAAGGAGACGACGTGGCTATCACCGCACTGTACGAGAACTCGGCAAGCATCTCGACAACCGAGTACTCGTTGACGAACAACTCCACGTCGATCGCAGCAAAGACTGATGATGGTGTGTTTCAGACGTTCCTCGACCTCTCGGCGATGGTTGCTGGTGATGAGTACGAGCTCAAGGTCTACGAGAAGGTCACATCGGGCGGCACGCAGCGCGTCGTCTACCGGACCTACTTCCTCGGAGTGCAGTCGGAGCCTCATTGCGTTCTGCCGTCGCTGGTGCTGATGCACGGCTGGGACGTGACCCTCGACCGTCTTGCTGGTTCCGATCGGACCATCGCCTGGTCGATCCGCCAGGTGGCGTAGCTCATGTCGTGGCTCTGGCAGCCACTCCCCGCTGCGGGCATCTCAGCGAGTGGCGGAGGCCCGTTCACTGAACCGGCGAACACCGCCACCGAAACAGACACCGCTCTCGCGATCGGTCGGCGCAAGACCCGCGCACTCGGAATCTCCACCGAGACCGACACGGCGCTGGCTCTCGGTCGCCGCAAAACCAGAGCAATCGGTATCGCGACCGAGACCGACACGGCGATCCAGTTCGCCAAACGCCTCTCCATCGACATCGCTCTCGAGACCGACACGTCGATGCCGATTGGTCGACGCAAGACCAAGGCAATCACTCTCGCCGCCGAGACAGACACGGCCCAGCCGATAGCGCGACACAAGACCCGCCTCGTCGGGATCTCGGGCGAAACTGATACCGCGCAGCCGATCGGCAAGCGCAAGACCAAGGCGATCACATTCCCCACAGAGACCGACACGGCCGGCACGTTCGGACGTATCAAGACCAAGCCCATCGGGATCTCAACAGAGACCGACAGCGCACTGGTCATCACTGGCAGCCTCGGTGGTGGAGCTCTGAGCGCTGCAGCCAATACGGCGCTCGAGACCGACACGGCCGGCGCGCTGGGAAGGTCCAAGCGAAAGGCCCTTTCAGTTGCAGCTGAGACCGACGCTGCAATTCAACTTGGAGCTCGCAAGACCAAGACAGTCACCGCAGCAACCGAGACCGATACAGCCCAACCCCTCGGCCGGCGCAAAACCCGGGCGGTCACCCTCGCCTCGGAAACCGACACGGCTCTGGCGATCGGCCGGCGCAAGACACGAGCAATCGGGATCGCGACCGAGACCGATACCGCAGGCGCCCTCGGACGACGCAAGACCAAGGCAATCGGCGTCGGCTCCGAAACCGACAGCGCTCTGCCGATCGTTCGCCTCACCGGCCAGACCGTCGAGATCCTGTTCGCCCTCGAGATGGACTCGGCCGGCACGATCACCGCCCGGCACACGCTGGCGATCGAGACTGCCGACGAGACCGACTCGGCCGGCGGGGCGATGTTCGGAGTCGGCCTGCTCCCACCGCCGCGCACCCGTCGTGGCGGATCGACGCGCTCGCCGCTGAAACCACCGCGCTCCAAGCACGAGTCGGTGCGCGAGGTCCGGCTCAACTATCCGCCGATCATCGAGCCGACACTCGAGCCGGCCGCCGAGATCATGCCGCCCATCCTCATCGAGCCCGTCGAGGCCGAGCCGCAACCGTTGCCGACCAGCGATGACGAGATGTGCCTGTTGCTCTGCTGAGCCGCGCTAACGTTTCGCGCATGGCAATTCGCAAGTCAGCTGCCAAGAAGGCCGCTGCTCCCCCCAAGCCCGCTCCTCGCAAGAAGCCGGCACCCAAGCCTGAGCCTGTCGAGGAGCTGATCCCGGCCCACGTCAACCGCCCGACTCCGCCGAGCCCGGCCGTCGTCGGTGGCGTGACACTGCCTGACTTCTCGACCGAGCCGGTCCTGCCCGAGATGGGATTCGGCTACGACGACCAGCTCGTGACGATCACCGACCGCGCCGGCGTCAAGCACGAGGTCTCCAAGGTCCACACCTCTCGTGCGGAACGCGCCGCGCTCGCCGAACAGGGCTGACTGACGCTCCACGTCTGATCGATTCGGAACTGATACCGTTTCGGTCACCACTTCCCAGGAGGAACAATGGCCACAACAGGCGTCAACAGCCTCACAGACGTAGTCGGCGCAGCTGCGGCCGTCTACACCCTGACAGGCAAGCAGAAGCAAGTCGCAGTGAGGAACCTGCACGCAACGCAGGTCATCACCTGCCGAGTGTTCACCGGCAACACCTCGGCTGCAGCCATCGCTGCCGCGACGGCCACTCCGGCCGTCATCGGTGCGTCCGAGAACATCACGATCCCAGCCGCCGCCGCAGGCGCCCGGACGGTGGTGCTCAAGTCGGGCCGCTCCGTGTACGTGTCGCTGTCGATGATCGCATCCGGCGCCTCGACCGGCGTGACCGTCGAAGGTACGACCTTCAAAGACGGCCAGTAACAAGCCTCGCCGGGTCGGGGGTCGTTCGGTCCCTCGGCCCGGCTGGATTCTGCTATGGCCAAGATGATGGGCGACCGTCGCAATGAGGTGACGGAACAACGCAAAGAGCGCTGTCTCCACCTGATCGAAGGTGGCATGACGGTACTCGAGGCGCTCAGCGATCCGTCGATAGGTGTGTCGTATTCCGCCTATCGGAAGTGGAAACAGCGTGACAAGCGTTGGGCGGCGAAGGTCGACATCATCCGCGCGACGCACCAACAGCGAGTCGCCAGCTCCGATCTGACCAGTGCCCAGTTCGCGCTGCGCTACTTCGGGCGTGTGCGAGCCGACTTCCAGCAGCAGTGGATCAATGCCGTCGAATGTATGCAGCCCGGCAACATCTTGATGGCGCTGTGGCCACCGGCCCATGGCAAGACCACCACGTTCGAGGACTACGCCACGGAGAAGATCTGCCGGGTGCCCGAGTGGAGGAACACTACAGCCTCGGAGTCCGACTCGATCTCCAAGCGCATCGTCGGCCGTGTCCGCAACCGACTCGAGCTCAACGGGCCCTTTCCTCTGCTTGTGAAAGAATGGGGCCCGTTCCGCCAAGACACCGGCTCCGGCCGGTCATCCCAGTTCCACCAGCCGTGGAACAACAACCACTTCCGCGTGATGAAGAAGCAAGGATCAGATGAACGAGACCACTCCATGCTCGCGATCGGATGGAATTCTTCGACTGTCTCCATCCGCACCGATCATCTCCACATCGACGATATCCAATCGCTCAAGACTCTGGGACGCACTGAGCCCCAGATTGCATGGCTCCGTCAGGACGCCCTCTCGCGGCCAGGAGAAACCGGCATCACCTCCATCGCCGGCACCCGAGTAGACCACGGCGACTTCTACGAGGAGCTTTTGGACGACGACGAGCTCGATGGAATCCTCGAAGTAATCAAGTTCCCGGCGATCATCTACGACGCCGATGGCAACGAGCGACCGCTGTGGCCCGCGCAGTTCACCCTCGATGGGTTGGACCGGATCCGGCGCAAGGCCGGCAACGAGGCGTTCGACCGCAACTACATGATGAGCCCCGGTCAGTCCAAGACCAAGCGCACCTTCTCCGATGAGGGCAAGGCCCGGGCCCTCAGCCAGTCGCACAAGCTCAACCACTTCGAGTTCGAGAGCCTGCTCAAGCCACCGATCATCCTCTCGCTCGACCCCGGCCTGGATCCCGGCAAGTGCACACTCGACGCATGGGCGCCGACTACCGACACGATGCGCCTCGTCGCCAACTGGGAATCCGACAAGCTGCTCCGCAATGAGGAGATCGTCGAGCAGATCCGCCGAGCACTGGATCTCCTCAGCCCGCACTACCGGGTGACCACCCTCGTAATCGAGGCGATGAACTTCCAGCGCGGTCTGGCTCGCGACGACAGACTGCTGGCCCTCAAGGACCGCTACGGCTTCCGGATGCGCGAGCACCTGACCAACATCAACAAGTACGACGAGAACATCGGCATCGCTTCGATGGCCGGCGACTGGGAGGCGGGAAAGATCATCCTGCCCTACTTCGACGAGAAGCGAACACGCATCCCGATCGACGAGCTCTGTCGCCAGCTCAAGGCATGGCGACCACTGGCTCGCGGCTCGCGGTTGCGCCAGGACCGGGTGATGACGATGTGGTTCGCGTGGATCGTCTGGCAAGAGCAGCGTCATGTGCTAGGGCGCGCTCCCACCAGTTGGAAGCGCCAGGGCCTACCATACGGAGCAGGTCGTCCACAGCCCATCATCCCGATCGGAGTCCAGCTATGACATACCAATGGTCTCAGATCGTCGAAGCAGTTCGACTGATGCAGTCCGACCAGGGCCCCTTGTTCCAGCGGATGCGCGACATCCTCATCCGCTACGAGGGCGAGTGGGTGATGCCGATGGTCGACTTGAAGAATGAGCCGAAGATGCCTCAGCTGACCCCGGCGCTCGTCGGCGAGGCCATCGACCAGATCGCACTGCGCGCCTCGAGCGTCGCGCCGACGATCTTCTCGCCACCGATGCAGTTCAACAAGGACCGTGGCAAGGGCTCCCGGGCCTACGGCGCGACCCGCGCTCAGATCATCAATGCCACCTACGAACAGTCGCGGTGGTCGCTCGGCCGGCGCCGGTATTACCGGCACCTCACGGCCTACCACACCGCAGCGATCGTCGTCATCCCCGACATGGTGGCCAAGATGCCGCGCATCGAGGTGCGTGACCCACTCTCGAGCTATGTCGAGCCGATGGCCAACGAGAGCCTGCGTGATCCGAACTACGCCTGCTTCGTCACTCGCCACTCCGGCGCGTTCCTGCGCGACCGGTTCCCCAAGACCAAGTCCGAGAACGGCGGGCCGATCGGCACGCGCGATGTCACCGGACTGTGGGACATCGTCGAGTGGTACGACCACGAGGATGTCGTGTGGGGCCTGCTCGGACCCTGCGAGACCCAGACGCAGACGTTCAGCACCAACCACATGTACAACACCACCGTCGCGCCGGATCTCGAGCTGGCCCGGTTGCACAACTACGCCGAGATGCCGCCGGTGTGCGTGCCGCACAACGTCAGTCTCGGCAGAATCGCGTCGCGGATCGGCTCCCTGCTCGGCAACATCGACCTGCAGGCCAAGATGATGGCGCTGAACATCGTCGCCCAGGAGAAGGCGATCTTCCCCGACACATGGGTGATCGGCTCCAAGGGCTCCGAACCCAAGCTCGTCCACGGCGAATGGAAGGATGGCCGCAGTGGAGAAGTCAACATCATCGAGGACGCCGACGCAGTCGGAGTTCTGCGAAGTACACCAGATCCAACCACTGGCCAGCTCATCGACCGACTCGAGCGGAACTTCCGCACGTCAACGTCGCTTGTCCCTCAGCTGGGTGGGGAGACCTACGGAGCGCTTCGCACTGGTCGCGGGATCGATGCTCTTTCGAGCATGGCCCTCGACCCCCGAGTTCAAGAGCTCCACGAGGTAACCGAGGCATACCTGCCGATGCTCAACCGTGGGATCCTGGCCACCTACACGGGCTACTGGCCATCGAAGAAGTACTCGATGTACTGCGGCTATGCCAACAACCGCAAGCTCGTCGAGTTCGTCCCGAGCGAGCACATCGAAACGCTGGAGAACAGCGTCAGCTACTACATCTCGGGCGCCGACGTGATGCAGTTGACGCAGGTACTCGGCTCGCTGTACGGGGCAAAGGCGATCTCCCGGCAGACGTTCCAAGAGCAGCACCCGATGATCGGCAACGCCGATGCCGAAGCAGCACAGACGCGCGAGGAGGAGCTCGAGGCCGCAGTGATGGCCGGGCTCACCCAACAGGTGATGACCGGCGCATTGCCGCCGACGATCCTGGCAATGGTGGCCAAGAAGCTCAAAGATGGCCTGGATGTGTTCTCGGCAGTCGAGCTGATCGACACGGAGCTCCGCAAGCTGCAGGCCACTCCTGCTCCGCCGCCAGAGGAAGGGATGACCGCCGCGCCAGAGACCATGCCCGGTCTCACCGGTGGTCCAGCAGCCGACCAGCAACCTGGTGCTGCACCTGAGATCGCACCGCCGGCCAACGCCGGGGCGATGCGACAGGTCATGGCAGCAATGAGTCAGCAAGGGGCAGGCTGATGCCTCGCAAGCGCCAGACTCAATCGGGCGCTCCGGCGCAACCGATGCCCAAGGTGGCGCCGCAGACCTACGGCCAGGGCGTCGAGCAGCAACAGCTGAACATGGCCTTGCCAACCCCGAACATGCAGACCGGAGCACCGACCGGCGCAGTGGCGATGCCGGAAGCACCGATGCCCGAGCAGTACTCGCAGGATCAGGTCATGGCGGCGGCGACCGGGCTCGCCGATCAGACCGGACTGCTCAATCGCGACACCACGCGTCCGCAGGAACCGATCACTGCCGGCTTGTCACGCGGGCCGGGTCCGGGGCCAGAGGCGCTCGGTGTCGTTCAAGGCACACCCGCAGGAGACATGCTCCGTCGACTCAGCGCATCGACGGGCGATCCGTACTTCGCTGAGCTCGCACGGAAAGCACAAGCCTGATGGTCTACGTCAGAGACAGAAGCGCGCAGACCGATGGCAACGTCGTCGATCAACGCCAGCTCTCACAGAGGATCCGCCTCGTCGCGGCCAACAACCCGTACATGGCCGACGACCTCCCCGCGCTCACTGCGATGGGGATGTCGAACGTGTCGACCGACGACCTCGTCGCCAACGCCGGGCAAATGTACGCGATGGCCACTTCCGACAACCTGGCCAATCAGCTCAAGGGTCTCAGCCCCGGCGCACAGCGAGCGATCGTCGCCCGCCTCGCGCCTGGTCAACAGCAAGCACTCGCGCAGATGGGCTATCAACAGCCCGACCGCGAGGAAGGCTCACTGCTCGGCTCGTTCGCCAGCATCGTCGCCAAGCCGATCGGTGTCATCTCCCGAGGAATCGCAGGAGTGCCCGGAATCGAGCCCGTCGTCGGTGGAGCGCTCGAGGGACTGACGTGGGTGGCCAACCAGCCTGGCCACTTCTATCGGACGATGCGCGTGCAGGACGATGGCACCCAATGGGCAGCGCTGGCCGGCGGAATCGCCGGTCTCGCAGCCGTCGCGCTGGCCGTGCCGACCGGTGGCGGATCGTTGATGGCCCTCGGTGCGCTCGGTCTCGGCGCGACAGCCGGTGGTGCGGCGGCGAGCTTCGGGTTCTCGGCAGCTCGAGGAGCATTCGACAACTCAGCGACCACCAACCCTGGCGACTGGATCCGGGCCTTCAATGCCACGACCAACGGTGAGAAGGTCTTTGACATCCATGCACAGAAGAAGGCATCGGAGATCCTCGGCGATCCTCGGATGGTCGGCGCAGCCTATGACCTGTCGGCATTGGGGATTGATGTCGTCGAGTTCGCTCACGAGATGGCCGGCCACCGCAACGTCGATGTCAACTCCCAGCTGCGCGAGATCCAGAAGATGGCCGCAGGTATGGCTGCTCCCGGCTCTCAGGCATTCCAGCAGGCTGTGACGGCGATGACCAACGTCATGTCGGATCAGACGTTCCAGCAGGCCGTGCAGACGTTGAACAACGGCAAGATCTCGCCAGGGCGCGACTTCGCTGCGATGGTGCCGTTCATCGAGTACGACTCGGCAGCGCACAGTGTTGTCTCTGGCATGACCGATGCGATCTACACCAT